AATAATGCCAACGCTGCGTTAATACGGATTGCCTAATGGCTCTAGTTACTGGCTGGAACAGAGGGACTTGGAATTCAGGAGCGTGGAATACCCCGCTTACTGTTGAAGTCACCGGTGTTTCAGCCACCACGGCTACTGGAAGTGTATTAGTTGGCACGGCTGTGCCTATTACCGGTGTTTCGGCCACCACGGCTACCGGCAGTGTAGCGGTAAGCTCGGTATCGAATATAACACTCACGGGGGTTTCGGCCACCACATCTCCCGGCAGTGTAACGGTAAGCTCGTTATCTAATATAACACTCACGGGGGTTTCGGCCACCACATCTCCCGGCAGTGTAACGGTAAGCTCGTTATCTAATATAACACTCACGGGGGTTTCGGCCACCACATCTCCCGGCAGTGTAGCGGTAAGCTCGGCATCGAACATAACGCCCACGGGTGTTTCGGCATCAACGGCTACCGGAAGTGTAGCGGTAAGCTCGGCATCGAACATAACGCCCACAGGTGTTTCGGCATCAACGGCTACCGGCAGTGTAGCGGTAAGCTCGGCATCGAACATAACACTCACGGGAGTTTCGGCGGCCACATCTACCGGCAGCGTAGCGGTAAGCTCGGCATCGAATATAACACTCACGGGAGTTTCGGCGGCCACATCTACCGGCAGTGTAGCGGTAAGCTCGGCATCGAATATAACACTCACGGGAGTTTCGGCGGCCACATCTCCCGGCAGTGTAGCGGTAAGCTCGGCATCGAACATAACGCCCACGGGAGTTTCGGCGGCCACATCTACCGGCAGCGTAACGGTAAGCTCGGCATCGAACATAACACCCACGGGAGTTTCGGCCACCACATCTACCGGCAGCGTAACGGTAAGCTCGGCATCGAACATAACACTCACGGGAGTTTTGGCGGCCACATCTCCCGGCAGTGTAACGGTAGGCTCGGCATCGAACATAACACCTACGGGAGTTTTGGCCACCACGGCTACCGGCAGTATAACGGTAAGCTCGGCATCGAACATAACGCCCACGGGGGTTTCTGCCACCACATCTCCCGGCAGTGTAACGGTAGGCTCGGCATCGAACATAACACCTACGGGGGTTTCTGCCACCACATCTCCCGGCAGTGTAACGGTAGGCTCGGCATCGAATATAACACTCACGGGAGTTTTGGCCACCACGGCTACTGGGAGTGTCCAAGTTGACATAGGGCTTTCAGCCACGGGAGTTTCGGCGGCCACATCTCCCGGCAGTGTAACGGTAGGCTCGGCATCGAATATAACACTCACGGGGGTTTCGGCGGCCACATCTCCCGGCAGTGTAACGGTAGGCTCGGCATCGAACATAACGCTAACGGGTGTCTTGGCTTCCACGGCTACCGGCAGTATAACGGTAAGCTCGGCATCAAACATAACGCCCACGGGTGTTTCGGCATCAACAGCTACTGGCAGTGTAGCGATTGGCATAGTAGTTGATGTAAATGTTACGGGGGTTTCTGCCACCACGGCTACTGGCAGCGTAGCGGTTAGTGTAGTAGCTGATGTAAATGCTACGGGCGTTCAGGCTGCTACGCAAATCGGTCAAGTCCTGATCTGGAACGAGATTGTTCCGGGTCAGACGGCGGGTTGGAACCCAATAACGCAGACACAAGACCCTATCTGGAACCCAATAACGCAGACACAAGACCCTGTTTGGACGAAAATAGCGGCATAGGAACGATACAATGGCATCGACATATACAACAGGTTTTGGCATAGAGAAGATCGGTTCTGGTGAACAGTCCGGTGCTTGGGGCACTACGACGAACCACAACCTCGATATTCTGGATCGTATAGCCTCGTATAAAGCAGTGGCTCTTTCTGGGACCACTCACACTCTCACAGTTCGAGAAGCCTCTCCGGGTTCCGGCACGGAGAACCTTCAGGACGGTATGTACCGAGTAATTAAGTTTACAGGTGCGTTGGGCGGTAACAATACGGTTACGATAGCCCCGAATACTGCCCCAGCTTATTTCATCTTTGAGAACGCCACTACCGATTCCGGTTCTAGTGGTCCTTACTCAGTTATCTTAACTCAGGGTTCTGGGGCAAATATAACAATCCAGAATGGCAAAAATGCCATCGTTTATTGTGACGGCGCGGGTTCTGGGGCAGCGGTAGTAAATGCTCTGTCAGATCTCCAGATTGCAACTCTGGAGGTAACCGGGGTAGCGGCTATAGATGGTGCCTTAACGGCGGCAGCTATAACTGCGACGACTGTAACCACAAGTGGAATTGTGTCTGTCGACGACACTACGACCAGTACGTCGGGCACGACAGGAAGTATCCACACGGATGGCGGGCTGGGTGTGGCAGGTACGGCGTTTGTGGCTGGTGCGGCAACTGTAGGCGGCGCTTCGCAGTTCAACTCTACTGTAACCGTAGGCGTTAACGATACCGGCTATGACGTACAGTTTTTTGGTGCGACTAGCGGGGCACACATGCTCTGGGATGAAAGCGCCGATGACCTCAAGCTAGTCGGCGCAGCGGGATTAACCGTTGCTGGCAATATAGATGTCGACGGCACAACAAACCTCGACGCCGTTGATATCGATGGAGCCGTTCAGCTGGACGGCACACTAACCGTAGGCGTCAACGACACTGGCTACGACGTAAAGTTCTTCGGAGCGGCCTCCGGTTCCTACATGCTGTGGGACGAATCCACCGATGATTTGATATTAGGTGGCGCTGCCCAATTGGGTATTGGCACGACGGCTCCTTATAGCCAACTAGATGTTTATTCAACAATAGCTAGTCCAACTTCAGGGGAAGCATCTGGGGTAGGGACAATTCGTATTACTAATGGTGCAACAGCATTAACTTCCGCTGGAGGATTAGAATTTAAAAATGCTGGTGATTCAAATGGATATGGTGCAAAGATACAAGCGTTGAATAGTAGCGGGGCTCAATTAGTCTTTGCTAATAGAGGTGCTTCCGCAACTTGGACCGAACGTATGCGTCTCGATGCCAGCGGAAACGTCGGTATTGGCACGACGGCTCCGACACAAAAAATCCAAGGGGTAATTGGTACGACTGGTGGATTACCGGCAACATCAGGAACTACACAATCTCATGGTATATTGAGATTAAATACTAGCAATGTGGGTACTTGTTTAGATTTTGGAGTTGATGGTGCAACAACGGCTGCATCTTGGATTCAAGCCGCTGCTCAAAATAATCTAGCTACGAACTGGGCATTAGCCCTTAATCCAAATGGTGGCAACGTCGGTATTAACATAGCGGCTCCAACCGGAAACCTTCAGGTTATTGGCGCAGCGGGTTCTGAATTAATCATTGGATATGCCGGAGCAGCAACTAATTATATGGATGCGGCTACCCAAATATTTAGAAATGCTTCCAAAGCAGAAACGATGCGCATCGACTCCGGCGGCTTTACTTATACTAACTGCACAAGTTCAGTTGCTTCTGTATCGTCATACTCAAATATAGCATTTAATGGTGCAGCTTATTTTGGTATATCAATTAAAACAACCTATGGAGGTGCTGGTTCTACGTTTGCCGCATTTATAAACTCTGCTGGAACAAGACAAGGTTCTATTTATGCCAACGCAACTAGTTCTGTTCAATTCCTGACATCATCAGACTATCGTCTGAAAGAAAATATTGCCCCGATGACAGGGGCATTGGCTAAAGTTTCTGCCTTAAAACCTGTTACATATAACTGGAAATCTGATGGTTCTGCAAGTCAAGGATTTATTGCTCACGAATTGGCTGAAGTTTCACCAGAGTGTGTGGGCGGCGAAAAAGACGCAGTGGATGCTGAAGGCAAGCCGGAGTACCAAGGCGTGGATACATCATTCCTAGTGGCTACCCTCACAGCAGCCATCCAAGAACAACAGGCCACAATTGAAGCACTAACAGCTAGAATCACAGCACTAGAAGGATAAGTAAAATGGCTGCAACATGGTCAATCAATCAACTCGACTACACTGTATCTTTGGACGGTAAGACTAACGTCGTCACCAATATCCATTGGGACTGTAATGACGCAGACGCTGATGGGAATGCTGGCCGGACGTATGGCTCTACAGGTATCCCGACAGATGACCTTTCGGATTTCACCGCATACGACGATATCACTGAGGCCAATGCAATTGCGTGGCTGAAGGCCGCTCTTGGGGATGATGGAGTTAGTGATCAGGAAGATTCCGTAGCCGCCCAGATTGCAGTTCTCCAGACGCCGATCAGTGGTTCTGGGTCTCCTTGGGCAGCAATTTAAAGGATAACTAAAATGACCGATGAAAAGAATGTCGTATCCATAAACGGCGAAGAGTACAGCCGCGACGATATGAGCGACCAGCAGAACTATATCGTCGAGCAATGCCGGGATTTACAAGCCAAGCGGCAACAGGCTCAGTTCCAGGTTGACCAATTGACGGGTGCGCTAGACTTTTTCACCAAAGCCTTAATAGAGAGTGTGTCTGATGCCAGCAAAGAAGAAACAGATGCCGCTGTCGGCTAAAGATGTTAGCGCCCGAATAGACACGCACGAGGCGGTTTGTTCGGAGCGTTGGAAGGAAACCATCGAGCGCATTAAGCGTCTTGAGATGATCCTGATTGGTTCGGCTGGTGCTGGATTACTTCTGATGGCTGGGATGGTGTGGAAGCTTTAGATGCCTTTGACAAAAGTACAATTTAAGCCTGGAATTAATCGTGAGAGTACGTCTTTTGCTGACGCCCAAGGTTGGTTTGACTCTAACCTAATCAGGTTCCGGAAAGGCCGCCCCGAAAAGATTGGCGGTTGGGAGAGGATCAGCGGGTCGTCTGTTCTAGGCATTGTTAGGTCTCTTAAATGCTGGATCACCCTGAACGCCCTCAAGCTGATGGGGACCGGGACCACTTCCAAGTTCTACATCGAGAATGGCGGGTCCTTTAATGATATTACGCCTATACGCAGCACGGATACTTTAGGCACAAACCCTTTCCTTACAGGAAGTGCAGGTTCCGGAATTATAACGGTAACTGCGGCGAGCCATGATGCGGCGGTCGGAGACTTTGTAACCTTTAGCGGAGCTACCGCTACGGATGGTCTTACAACTGCCGACTTGGACAGAGAGCAAACCATTGCCTCTATCCTTTCTGCCAATAGCTACACCGTTGACACGGGGGGTACTGCTTCGTCCGGAGCGACGGCTGGAGGTGGTACGGCTGTAGTAGCCAACTACCAGATTCATGTTGGGGCGGAGGCTGTGCTCTCACAAGCCGGATTTGGTGCGGGGCTCTTTGGCGGCCAGACCCTAACCTATTCCCAGACAACTTTGGACGGCGGCATCAATTCAAGCGTCACATCCATAGATCTCACGTCTGCGGCTCTTTTTGAAACAGCCTCGACCACGACTTCATCCGCCGTTGCCATTGTAGATCAGATTATACGTCTTGCAGACTCTTCAGGTTTCCCGGCCAGGGGCACCATACTTATAGGCAGTGAGTATATCCGGTACGGCACGAATGCCGGGAACATTCTTGGCGAGGTTACAAGAGCCGATGACGGCACCACGGCGGCTACCCATGCCAGCGGTGCCACAGTAACCTTTGTGGGTCTTATCCTGATTAATGACGAGCTTATAAAATACACAGGTAAATCCAGCAATGATCTGGATGCCGGTGTAGTCAGAGGCGTTCGAGGCACCACCGCAGCGGCACATGCTGATGACGATATAGTCAAGGAAGCCAATGGATTCTACGGTTTTGGTATTGCGGTCATTCCCTTTACCACCGGCGAGACCCGACTTTGGTCTCAGGACAACTTTGGCGAAGATCTGTTACTGAACGTTCGCGACGACAACATTTACTACTGGGACGCCACACTAGGTGTAAATAACAGGGCGACGGCCTTGAGTGCTCAATCTGGAGCCTCTGACGCCCCGACCATTGCCCGTCAAGTTCTGGTGTCCGACACCGACAGGCACGTTATCTGCTTAGGTGCCAACACTCTAGGGACCACGGCCCAGGACCTTTTGCTGGTTCGATGGTCTGACCAGGAGAACTCCGTCGATTGGACCCCCAGAGTAACCAACACGGCGGGCGACCAGAAGTTATCCTCCGGTTCCGAAATTATTACAGGCATTGAGACCCGACAGCAGATTTTGATATGGACGGACTCATCCTTGTACAGCATGAGGTTTGTTGGCCCGCCCTTTACGTTTTCCTTTAATCTTCTGGCGAACAACACGTCAGTTATCTCGCCCAATGCCGTAGCGGCTATTGGAGATCGTGTCTTCTGGATGGACACGGAGAACTTCTTTATGTTCGCGGGCCAGATACAGACGATCCCTTGCACGGTCCTTAGATATGTCTTTGACGATATAAACCTCGACCAATCGTTGAAGTTCTTCGCCGGTGCAAACCGTATGTTTGACGAGGTATTCTGGTTCTATTGCTCTGCCGACAGCGACGACATAGACAGCTATGCAAAGTATAACTACGCCGACAACACCTGGGACATTGGGTCCTTGGCACGAACCGCTTGGGTTGATTTTGGCTTACACAGCAAGCCTCGTGCGGCGGGAGTTGCGAATAGTCTTAACTATATATATTCCCACGAAACGGGGACCACGGACGATGGGAGTGCCATGGAGCCCTTCATTGAATCCTCGGTGTTTTCTATTGGTGACGGCGAGCAGTTTTTGTTTATAAGCCGCCTTATTCCTGACATAGACATAGCAAGTTCAGACGCCGCCACTGCTGTAAACTACGTGTTGAAGAGCCGGAACTTTCCGGGCGAGAGCCTTTCCACGAACTCCACGAGTGCTGTTACAAGCACCACGGATCAGGCTTTTGTACGGTCCAGATCCCGTTCGTCGGTTCTCCGGGTTGAGAGTAGCGCGATAGATATACAGTGGACCTTGGGCGATCTCCGGTTGGACATCCGCCCAGATGGCAGGCGCTAATGGCGCGGCTACTTGAAACGACACTTCCTCTGGTACAGCCTGAGTACGACGTTGAGACAATGATACGTCTGGTTAGCGACATAGAGAATGCCCTGACGAAAACCGAAATTCCTGCTGTTATTAGCGGGGAAGATGACACCAACGGCTTGAACTGGTTTATGGACTGATGGCTTCTGCCTACAAAAACATAGTTACGACGGTTGGATCGACAGGCGATGTGACGGTTTACACCTGTCCGGCGGCCACGGTTGCTATGGTCAAGGACATTAACTTGTATAATAGCCATACCGGGTCCATAGTGGTGTTGTGCAAGATAACCGATAGCTCTGCTTCGGCCACGGTAACGCTTCAGAGTGTGACACTGGCTACTTTAGCCTCCACCTCTGCGTCCGCAGATGCGTCCTTCTCCGGACCTTTCGTCC